AATACTATTGGGATAGTAGAAGTGAAGATACACGCTTTAGACAGAAGACAGACAGTGAATATGTAACTGACTTAGAAAACTTTTTGACAGAACACGCACCACAAGGCGCGCAATGCATTATTGATCCGTCAGCAGCTAGCATGAAAGCTGAGATGACTAACCGTGGTATCTGGTATACAGATGCTGACAACGAAGTCGAAGATGGTATCAGAGTAGTCAGCAGCTTGTTGTATCAAAGGAAAATAAAAATACATAAGCGTTGCAAGAAAACTCTGACTGAGCTACAAACGTACAGTTGGAATCCAAAAAAGCAATTGATAGGTGAAGACGTAGTTATAAAAAAGAACGATCATACCTGCGATGCTTTACGCTACTTCTGTTATACCGTTGTACCTAAATGGAGAATCGGCACAGTATGACAGTCAAGAAAAAACGTGCTACCGAATCAGTTGCAACTGACGCTGTAGCTAACGATGCATTTACTAATGCAGCCGCGCGCATGGGATTTGGAACACCTTCTGTTGCTGAAGGCACAGACTACGTACTTGAACGTTGGACTAATGATTACTGGTTAATGATTACGTTATTTCGTAATCATTGGATTGCCAGACGCATTGTAGAAAAGCCTGCACAGGATATGTGCAAAGCGTGGCCGCGCATTAACACTTCGCAAGTTGATGCAAACGGTATGAAAGAATTTGACCGTGTAATCAATCGCACTTATACACCTGCCAGAATTGAAAAAGCGTTGAAGTGGGCGCGATTGTTTGGTGGTGCAGGTTGCTTGATGGTTATTGACGGTCACGAAGACATACTTGACGAACCTTTGGAATTGGACGAAATAGCACCCGGTAGTTATAAAGGTTTGATAACTTTTGACCGCTGGTCTGGCATTTATCCAGAAGGTAACATTGCCAGCGACATAAATTCACCAGTAGACTTTGGCTACCCCGAATTCTACAAAGTCAACGGTCAAAATGGCGATAGTTTCTTAGTACATCATTCGCGCATACTTAGGTTTCAAGGGCCGGATGTGCCTGCACCTGAAAACAGCGCTGCAATGTATTGGGGTATCAGCGAACTTGAAATAGCATTTGAAGAAATACGCAAACGGGACAACATGTCATGGTCTATTTTGCAACTGCTATTTCGTGCACAAATATTAACTCAAAAAAATCCTGAATTAGCTCAATTGCTATCCGGAGCAGGTGCTAGCGCTAAAGCTCAACAGCAATTTGCAAATGTGATGCAAGCGCAAAACGAATTGCTATCTAATCAATCAATGTTGATTTTAGGTAAAGACGCAGAATTGCAATCACACCAATACACTTTTGGCGGTGTAAGTGAGATATACCAACAATTTCAAATGGATATTTCTGGCGCTGCTCGCATACCTGTTTCTATCTTGTTTGGACGTACCGCTACGGGGCTTAGTCAATCTAATGACGCAGACATACGCATCTATGAACAAGAGATAGGACAGAAGCAACATGAAGAATTGGAGCCGCAATTACACAAGCTGTATCCAGTTGTTTGCATGTCTTTGTTTGGTGAAGTGCCAGACGATTTAGATGTAGATTTTCCGTCTGTTCGTGTACTCAACGAAGAAGAAAAAGCCAAACTTGCTAAAGACGGCGGTGACTTGATTGTGTCTTATTATCAGGCTGGTATCATGACTCAAAAAACAGCTATGCAAGAAGCTAAACAACTTGCTGATGTAACAGGCATTGGTACTAACATCACTGATGAGCAAATCGAACAGGCTGACGATAATGTGCAACTTGCATTAGAAATGCAACAGGAACAGTTGCAAAATAACGAGCAGAAAGGAAACGAAGAAGAATGAGAACCATAACAAACACTTCAACGCAGACAGGCGGCATTCAACCTTTGCTGCCAACGGCATTGCAAGGTCAACCCTTGCTAGCTAGTTGGATGCTTTTTTGCAATAACAACGCTAGCGGAGCTTTATACGTATCTGCTGGCAGCGGTACGGACGATCAAGCTGGCGCAATACCTGTTGGAAATTTACAGACTATTGAGATTGGTACAGGCGATGTTGAATTTGACTTAAATCAATTGTACGTGTATTCGAGTCTGCCTAATTTGCAATGGAGAATCATGTGCCTGTAAAACCACCATTTCACAGACCTAGCAGACTAGAAGCGGAATATCGCAACGCACTTCACAAGCTGTTGGACAAGTATCTTGATTTACCTAATTATAGTGACTTAGGTGAATTAAGTGCTAGACTAGCAGAGTGGGGCAAAGCTAGAAGTTTTTTTCACAACGCGCCAACGATACTAGCCAGCAACATGATAACGCAAGTATTGCACCAGAATGCAGTAAGTTGGCGTCAAGCGGCGACGATATCAAGCAAAGGCAGATTGATACATCATTTGTTGATGAATGAATTGAACAGTGATTTAGGTAAACACGTTGATAAGCTGATTAAACGTAACAGCGAGCTAATTGTGACTTTACCTCAACGTGTTACCTACACTATTTCAAATTACATTCACACGCAACAGGTGGCAGGCGTCAGATCAGAAACAATTGCCAAAACTTTACGTGCTAAATTCAAAAACATTCGTGACTACGAAATAGCCAGACTTGCACGTACAGAAGTAGCTAAGTCAGCCACGGCAATAACGCAAGTGCGAGCACAAAACATTGGATTGAATTGGTATCAATGGTTGACTAGTGAAGACGCGAGAGTTAGACCGTCGCATCGAAAAATGAATTTAGTGCTAGTTAATTGGAACGACCCTCCGGCTCCCGAGCTACTTGTAGGCATGAAAAGCGAGGGTCAGTATCACGCAGGCGAAATCTATAACTGTCGTTGCCCGGGCGTACCTGTTGTGTCACTAGATGAAATTTCATTCCCCGCGAAAATATATCAAGCGGGAGTTATAAAACGCTTGACACGAAATCAGTTCGCTCTATTATCGGGTTTAACAAAACAACTGGCAGCATAGGTACTTTCAGACATGGCAACGCAATACTACGGCGCAAAACTTTCTGACAACATGAGAGTGCATCCTAATGGGAATCTCATTTGCGAGAATGCAGAAATTGCCCGTACAGGGTTTCAAATATACAAAGGGCATGAATTGCCCCAAGATGAGTTAGAAGCCCAAGGCATTGAAATTGACCCTGATGCTGATGTGAAAGTATTGCGTACTGCTGACGAAGTATTCAAAGCGAATGTAATTCGTTCTTTCAACGGAACTACATTTACTTGCACACATCCTGATAAATTGCTAACAGTTGACACTAATGCAGATCATGATTGCGGCGATGTAATGAACGTCAGACGTGGCGAAGAACCTTTGTCAGATGGCAACTGGCCTTTGTTAGCAGACATTGTTGTCAAGGATGCAGAAGCGATACGTCAGATTACGCAAGAAGGTGTTAGGGAATTATCTTGTGGTTACAATTATCACATTTTGAAACAGGGCAATAACTTGCTAATGACTAACATCATAGGCAATCACGTTGCTCTAGTAGAAAAAGGTCGTGCTGGTGCAGGAGCACGTCTGATGGATACTGCAATGCCAGACTTACCAAAAAGGAAAATACCCATGTCAAAGTTTGATAGTGTAATCCGCGCGATGGGCTTCAAAGAGTGGGCAAAAAATGCTCCGCCAGAAGACATTGCAGACCACTTGGAAAACAACAAAGTGCATAATGCAGTAGCATTTGACAGTGCACAACCTGTTACCGCTGGTCATCCTGTAGGTTGTTTCTGTGCAGCTTGTAAGCCTGTTGCTGCTGTTGTTGCACAGGATGCGACCACTGCAATGGATGATAAACGCATCATGGATGCTGTTAAGCGTGTTCTGGACTCGAAAGAAGAAGAACAGAAAGCAATGGATAAAGAAGACAAAGCTGCTTTGTCTGAACTAGCTAGCATTCTCGAAACTGGCAATGTTTCGGCTGCTGATAAGGCTGACGCAAAAGATGGTATGAAGCCAGACGGCGAAGAAGATGACGAAGAAGACGGGGAAGGAAATGATAGCGACGAAGACGACAACGAAGCTGAAGATGAAGCGTCGCCAGAAATTCCAGAAGCAGATCGTTTTGCACCTGTGCCGGGCACAGCAACGGATGCAGCACTCGATGAAGCATACAACGCTGGCATTAAAGCTGGTCAGAAGCGTTTCTTGAAAGCATTCAAACCACTGGTAGCCAAATCAAAAGATAAGATGATTCGCGGTGCGTTTGATACAGCAGCAAAGACAATTACATCGCGTCCAAAAGGTAATAAAGGTGGATACGCGGCAATTGCAGCAGCTTCGCAAACACGTAGCAAAGAAGCTAACGATAGCATGGCATCAGGCGATGCTATGAAGAAAGCAACTGAATTGGCCAACGCTGCGTACAAAGCAAGATTGGGCGTTAACGCAACCAAAAAGTAACAATCGCAGTTTTTATAAACTTCACCGTGAATTGAGGAACTAACAATGCCTTTCGGAGCAACACTACCAGTAAAAGCACTCAACAGCGGTTTTCTTGGCAATGTTTCCCGAATTGGCAAGCGAACCATTACAGCACGTCAGGTGCTAGCGACAACACCTAACCCAATTAGCTTTGGTCAAGCTGTTGTTATCAATCCTGCTACCGATACTTATCAGTCCGTAGCTGATTTTATTGCTGGCGGTGGTACTTTTACTGCTGCTTTGTTTGCAGGCATTGCAGTGCGCAATGTAAAAACCAACATTTCTTTTGTTTCTCTCGAACAGACAGAAACACCGGGATTGGTTGGTTCTTACGCACCAGGCCAAATGTGCGAAGTGTTGGAAGAAGGTAGCATTACAACACTCATCACTAACGGAACACCAGTTAGTCAAGCACCTGTGTTTGTTCGCATTGCGCTTAATGGCGCAATACCAGCAGGTGTTGTAGGTGACTTGGAAGCAGTTGCAGACGGTGCTAACACTGTTTCGCTAACTGATATTGCACGTTTTCGTACTAGCGTGCAAGATGCAAACGGAGTGGCTGAAATTACCATTCTCAACAGGGTAGCAGCGTAACAAACAGCATTACAAATCTATACCGAAAGGCGTAAACCAAACATGGGTTACAAAAACACAAGGCGCGGCGGTACAGCTTTCGATGCTGCTAGCTCTTCTGCAATGGCATTTCTTAGCAGTGAGTTGGAGTATGCTGTACCAAAGCTAGTTAAACCACTCACCAGCATGACGCATCCCCGCGACGTGACTGTTGAAATTGGTGGTGGTTTCGTTGAATTTATTTCTGCCTACAGTTCTGACTACGCTACCACTGGCGGCAATCAGTACGGGTTGCAGGGAACTAACAACACTGACATTCCACAGATTCAAGTCAACGTCAACAAAGGTCTATGGCAGGCATGGAATTGGGCAGTTGGCTTTACTATCACTGACATTGATTTGAAGCGTCTTCAAACTGCAAAGCGCATGGGCCAACCCGCTCCATTTAGCTTGCAAAAGATGTTGGAAGATGGCGTTACGCTAACTTGGAATAAGGCAATGGAGTATGTTACTTATCTCGGTTGGTTGGGTCAGCCGGGATTGGTTAACAACAGTGCCGTAACTTCATCCCTTGCGCCAGCAGTAGGCACTGGTGCCGGTCGTGCATGGTCAACGAAGACACCTATACAGATTCAGGCAGATGTTAATTTTCTCTTGCAACAGACATTGCAGGCGTCTGCTTATTCACTTGATGGTATGGCTGATACCATTCTAGTGCCGTGGTCGGTGTATAGCGTTCTCATGCAGCCGATGACTTCCGCAGGTACACAATCTGTGCTTAACTATCTTCTGGAAAATAACATTGCAAGACAGAATGGTATTGACTTGAAGATTTTTCCGGTAGCTAATGATTGGATTGCCACAGCAGGAGCAGGCAACGTCACACGCGCGGTAGCGTACCGTAACAACGAAGATACTCTTGTTCTGCGTGCTCCGCAACCTGCTACAAAAGTGTTCACAGTGCCAACGACAAAAGACGGCGGCGCTTATGAAACTATTTTTAACGGTTGCATTGGTCAAGTGCAGATTTATCGTTCTCAGACGTTTTATTATATGGACGCCATTTAACCAACAACTGTTACAAATTGCAACAAACAGAAAACAGGCTAACTTAACAGTTAGCCTGTACTTTCATAAGGGAGATGAATCTGTCATGTACGTACACTGTAAGAATCTCGCGTGCTGAAAAGCAAGTTGTCAGATGGCAGCGAAATTACTACTCATGTAGAAGATGCGTTTGTCATTGTCAAACCGTCTTTGATTCCTCAATTTGCACCCGATTGGATTACAGAAGACGAACTTTTTAAGATTGCAGAAGACGACGGCGATATTTATGAAGTCAATCTGTCAAAGAAACAGCAGTCAGAGATTAACGCAAAGAACGCTAATCCAGTGTTAGCGCCGAATCCGTCGGCACCAGCTACAGGCTGGCAAAGCACGGCACAGAAGCCTAACAACGTTGGTTTTACACCAGCGAAGTAAATGGGAACGCCTAATTACAACTCGCTGCTTTCTGTAATATGGGGAAACTACTACGACGATTGTGGTTTCCCTAGTGTGTTGCTCGATGCAGCAGCCGCGTCCAATATATTAGTTGGTGACAATCCTGCTTATTCTGCTGCTGATTTTCTTTCCATCTATCCTCAATTTGCAAACCAACCTTACTTTACAATTGCAAACATAGATGGTATAACAAATCAATTTACAGTTACAGATGCAAGTAACTTGATTGTAGGACAGTTGGTGTATGCAACTGGCATCCAATTGGGCAGCACAATAACTGTAATTGCAGGCAACGTTGTTACAATTAACAACGTTACAACTGTAGCAGGCACTGACGTAAATTTTGTTGCCGTTGCGTCTTTGCAGATGCCATCTGCTGTTTTAAGTGCTTACATCTATCTTGCTAGCACGAGCGTTATGCAGCAAAGGTATCAAGAGATGTGGCAAGTTTGCATGTCATTTTTTATTGCTCACTATTTGACATTGTACCTACAGGGTACAGCTACGACACCGAACACAACAGCGGCACAAGTGGCGGCATCTGGTTTAGCAGTTGGTTTGAAAACGTCTAAGTCTGCTGGTGATGTGTCTGTCGGATTAGAGTACGTAACAGGGTTGGAAGATTGGGGTACATTCAACCTAACTGTGTACGGTCAGCAATTTGCAACAATCGCTAAAGCAATTGCCAGCGGTGGAGTGCTTATCTATTGAAGCCTACTTTGACAGTTACGAAAAGTGGCAAACCAGATAATTTTCTGGCAGATGCTATCAAAGGCATTGCAAACTCGCGCGCGTATGTAGGCATTCCTGAAAAGAATACAAGTAGAAAAGGCGAAATTACTAACGCTGGATTGCTATACATTCACACTAACGGTAGCGAAGTAATGAATATTCCCGCGCGTCCTGTAATCGAACCTGCTATTGAAGATGATCGCAACGTGCTAGAACGTATGTTAGGCGGTGTTGCTGAGTCTGCGCTAGATGGTCAAAAAGACATGATGCGCCAAAAATTAGAACAGGTTGGTAGACGCGGTGCGAATGATGCGCAACGTTGGTTTACTAATCCTAAAAACGGATGGCCGCGCAATAAGTCAGCAACAATTGCACGCAAATTAAGTACACTTCACGGAGATGTTAAGAAAGACGCAATGGCTGCACTTGTCGAAGCTGGTGAAACAGGCGACGTAAGCAACATTGATACACCACTAATTGACACAGGTGAGATGCGACGTGCAATCACTTACGTAACAGAGATAAAAGAATAAAATGCCTGACTACAGCATGTCCGATGTTGTCAACGACGCTGACTTTGCGCAAGCATTCACCATAACTCGCTCAGAAGGTGGAAGCTGGCAAGCGGGTGTATGGACAAATGCCACAACGGAGATACCTAGTTATGGCATTATTCAACCTGCTACTAAGTACGACTTAAAGCAAGTGCCAGAAGGTGACCGCGTAGAAGGTGCGTTGTCTTTTCATTCATCACAACCAATATTCAAAACACACACTGTTGCACAAAACGATACCAATGCAGGAATATCAGACATTATAGTCTGGCATAATCAAAGTTACCGCATAGCCTATGTGTATCCGTGGGCCGACTTTGGTTTTTTCAAAGCTGTTGGTGTAAGAATGAGTGGTCAGTAAAAATGACAACCACTAATTTTCCAGATGGTTCTTCGCTTGTTAGTAGCGCTCTAACTGTAGATCAACTGTTTTCCATTTTACAACCCGTACTTACAGGTGCGCTTGGAATACAATTCACTGACCCACTCGCACAATCAACAATACGCAAAGCATGGCAAACAGGCGGTGCACCTGCGTTTGGTATAACTGACAATATTGTTTCTGTTCAACTCACAGAAGAAGAAAACGAATATGACAAGATACGAGATGTGAGTTATCAAAACAACGATCAAACTACACTAAACAAAACTTACAGCTATACTCGTGTTTGGCGTGTTCTGTTGGTCAGTCGTGGGCCATCTGGTTATGACAATCTAAGAGTTATAAAATCCGCCTTGCTACTCGATTGGGCGCATGATACGTTGGCCGCGAGTGATTTATATGTGGTTCCTGCGTTTCGGGCCACTCTCAGGGTACCGGAATTTTCAGATGGACAAGTGTGGGAAAGATCGGATTTCAATTTTTCTTTGTACGAAGGAATAACAGAGTCAACTGTTATCAATGCTGTTGCTAGTGTTGAAGTGAAAGTTTACAACGAAGCTGGATTACAGCTAGACATTGAATTGGGAGAAGCGACAGAATGAGCACACAACCTGTTATTCCTGCAAATGATTATGTAGATGTAGTTATTAATATCGGGCCACAGTTGCCTGCTACACCTACATTTAACATAGGCGCGATTGTTGATACTAGTTCTCTTGTACCGTCTTCTCAAAGGACGCAAAAATTTTCATCTGCCGCTGCTTTGCTAACAGCAGGAGCACAACTTACAGATGCTATTTACATAGCTGCTGGCATCTATTTTGGTCAAATTCCTTCGCCGCAATCATTAGTTGTTATTCGTCAAGATTTAACGGCAATTGCTGCTGTTGCTGTTGACGCAGGTGGAGAAGGTTACGTTGCAGGCGACATTGTTACAGTTGTACAAGCTGGCGCGTCTGGCGGTAAATTAAAAGTTACAACTGTTGACGCAGGTGTCGTTACTGGTTTGGCAATCATTAATAATCAGCAAGGCACTTCTTACACTGTGAGCGCTGGTGACGCTACTACAGGCGGCACTGGTATAGGTTTGACTGTCAACATTACAAGCATAGGCGAAACACCTTTGCAAGCTGTGACGGCAGGCAGATCAGTTGATAATAGTTGGTACGAGGTAGTTGCACCAAACGCTGCTGACGCTGACCATCTTGCAATTAGTCAATGGGCTGCTAGTGCGTTGCCTCAAAGCATGTATAAATTTGCTTCTGGTACTGCTAACATTGCAACTGGTGCAACAGGCAATTTGTTTTCGCAATTGAAAACGTTGGCTATATCTCGTAGTTTTGGTATTTACAGCACAACGCAAAATGGATTGTATCCAAACAACATTTACGCTGGCGTTGCTGCGATGGGTAGAGCGATGGGGCTTAACACTGGCCTAGCTAATAGTTTCTTCAACATGATGTATAAAAATTTGGTCGGCATCGCGCCAGAACCTATTGACGATAATACCAAAGCAATCATTGAAGGCAATTTTGGCAACGTGTATGTTGGTGTTGCAAACGCTTATCAGTGGTTGGAAACAGGCACTGTATTCAGTGGTCAGTGGTACGACGAAGTGTTGAATTTTGACATGCTGGCATCTGATTACCAATACAGCACTATTGACTTGCTGATTAGTCAAGCAAGCATACCACAGGACAATGCAGGACAAACACAGTTGCTAGGTACAATTGACCAATGCAACTCACGAGCGGCAACACGTGGTTTCTTAGCAGGTGGTACATGGTTAGGTGTTCAAATTTTGAACCTTAACACAGGCGACCCATTGCCGTTAGGTTATCGTTCACAATCACCCGCTGCTAGTACGCAATCACCTTCTGACAAAGCAGCACGCAAAGCATTGCCGATTTACGTTGCTATCCTTGAAGCTGGTGCAATTCAATCAGTTCTTATCGGTGTGTATCCGCAACGATAAGATGGTTGTTACAAATTCCAAGTAAAGGGAAAATAAAAACATGAGTGCGCAATCTACAACGTACAGTTTCAAAGACCTAACAGGTAGCATTGCATTTCCCTTGGGAATTGGAACACTACTGATTGGTGGTCAGTTGGGTGTTGGTCAAATTGTATTTACCAACGCAGCAGAACATACGAGCCATGACCGTGCGGCTGATGGCACTATCATGCCTAGCTTTATGGCAGGCGATGATGGAAACATACAAATTGAAGTGCAGCAAACAAGCATTGCCCACAAGGTATTGCTATCGTGGCTGAATACTTTGAAAACGGCAGCCATGAACGACGATGTAAGCAATTGGGCAACAACTACTGCGTTCTTTCGTTCTTTGACAGATGGCAGTGTTCATCAAGCATCTGGTATATCGCCAATGAAAGTACCAGATAAAACATACGCTGCTAACGGCGGTAAAATTACTTGGAATCTTCCATGCTGTTCATTGATTAACCTGTAAAACATTCCTTGTAATTTTGGAGTTGTCATGCAAGCAACTAAAACTATTACAATTGGTGAACACAACTACATCATCAAACAGTTCACCGCCAAAACTGGCAGCGGCATTTTCATGTTGACTATGAAAACTTTAGGTCGCTTGATGCGTGAAAACAGCAACAACGAAGACGTTGACACATCTGACAACGGTGACGCTGAAAACAGAGCTAACAACGCAGTACGCATGTTGCTTATGCACGCAGACGAAGATGCGTTTAACAAGATTCAGCAGCAAGCGTTGTCTGTCGTAGATCGAGAAGAATGGGTTGGCAACACTTCGCATCCGTTGCCTGTATTGACATACAACGGTCACATTGCAATTGCTGAGCTAGAGTACGACACTACTACAGTGTTAGCGCTGACACATCAAGTTTTGTTTTTCAATCTTGCACCGTACTTTCAAAAAAAAGAGTTGTTGCAATTAGCAATGGGGCATCTGGCGACTTTGAAGGAATAGACTATCCGACGTTAGACGGGTTTCTATTCAGACCAGTTAGAAGCAAATTGTGGGCACACCATCAAACTTTCGACGGCACTTACACTTTTCAAGATTTGTTAGATGCACACGAATTGTTAGATGTAATCGAAACAGACACAATTAACTATCGTGAGTACCTAGAAAGTCACAAACCAAAATGAGCGAAGTAACCAGTTTACGCAGCTATCTAGTAGGACTAGGATTCAGCGTTAACAACACTGAATTTGCTAGATTCAATAGCGCGTTAGCTAGTGCAGCAAAACAGGTTGAATCGCATACAACAGGAATTGCCAGCGACGTAATTAAATGGCAGGCTGCAATTACTACAGCATTCGTGGGCGTGTCGGCAGCTATCATTGGTGCAGTTGACCATGTAGCAATGGCAGATCAAGACTTTCGTTTACTAGGCGAAAAAATGTTTATGGATACGAAGCATGCTCGTAGCATGCAAGTTGCCATGACCGCATTAGGTGCTAGTTTAGATGAAATAGCTTTCGACCCTGAGTTGCATTCTCGATACATGCAATTGCAAAAAGATCAACAGGCTTTGACTGGTGGTCTAGGTGGTGACTTTGAAAGCACAATGAAAAACATTCGTGATGTGCGTTTTGAGTTTACGCGCTTACAAGTTGAATTGCAGTATGGATTGATGGGTGTAGTTAGTGAGTTATTCAAAGGCTTAGGCGGTGGCAACACAACATTTTTGCAAACTCTGCAACATTTGAATGACTATTTCATCGCTAACTTACCAAAATGGCAAAAGATTATAGCTGATGACTTAGTACCAATCTTAAAAGACACTTGGGATATTTTGAAAGGTTTGAGCGAAATACTTGGCGACCTTGCAAACGATTTTACCAATGTCATGGCAGTGCTAAGCGGTGACGACACACTCAGATCACAACAATTCAATTTTGAAAAGTTTGCGGGTGCAGTAGAAAAGGTTGTCGGCTTTATTGCAATGCTTGTGCATGGACTCGAAACGTTAGAAAAGCACACAGCTATTTTAGAAATTTTGGGTGGTGCGGCTGTAGGTGCGGGTGTTGGGTCTGTTGTGCCCGGTGTCGGTACGGCGGTGGGAGCCGTTGTAGGCGCTTTGGGCGGCACGGGTGTGGCAATGGCATCGGCTTACGGTCAACAGCACGCTACGGGCAATTCTGACGCAGCGCGGGGCATTTCTACAGACCTAGCTGACCGTGGCCGCGCGGTAGCATTGCAGGTATCAAATCAAACTGGCATCCCTGCAAATATAATTTACGCACAGCTAGAGCATGAAACCAACGGTTTCACCAATCGCGGTGCATTAGAACTTCACAATTTTTCAGGCATTAACGTGCCGGGTGGTACTGGCAAGGATTACAGAAAATTCAGCAACGATGAAGAATATGCGAACTACTTTGCGAATCAGTTGAAACGCAACTACTCTGGAGCGTTGAATGCAAAGACTCCAGACGAATATGCAGCGGCTTTGCAAAAAGGTCGCATAGGTGCATATTACACAGATTCGTATGACAACTACAGTAACGGCTTAAAACGTCACATAAACGATTACGATAAAGGCAGTAGTGGTACAATTCATAACACTACTAATGTAGGTGACATTCATGTGCACGGTAGCAACTTGAATCCAGATCAAGTTGCGCAAGCTGTAGTTGCAAAAATTAACGACAACGCAGGCAAACGCACACAACGGCAACTTGCCGAACTAACATCGGTGGCACCGTAATGGGCGGAATTGTAATTACACCGGGCCAAGCTATCCAGCTAGCAGAGTTGGCAGCAATTACTATTGTCAAAGTAGCAGCGAGTGCCAATCTTGCAATTAATCAAGGTCAAGACACCACAGAAGCGTATGCGCTAGCGGCTGGCACACCTTACAGACCTACGTCATGGGCGACCAAAGCGCAAAAGTACAGCATTGTCATTCCACCTAGCACAACATCTAATACCCCCGTAGGCACTGACGTAACTGGAACAATTAAAGTTACGACTACAGCAAGCACGATGTATGTGTTTGACGCAGTAATACAGGCAGATCACGAATCGCAATTGGATATAACGGAATATCCTGTGCAATCTGGCTACAATGCTGCCTACAATGCTGTGCTTAAACAAAAACGTGTTATTCTTGAAGTCAAGATGAGCGACGCCATTGATGCTTATCAGGCTGGCATGTGGATTGGTAACAGCAGCAAGAGCGTATCTGCGTTTCAAACAATGCTTAATTTGCAACAGCAACGAGTGTTTTTTACGCTAAACACTCGTTTATATACTTACGCAAATTGTATGCTTGAAAACGTAAGATCAAAGGATGACGCCAAAACTGTTAACGGCGCAGCTATGGTGCTGACCATTAAGCAATTGTTTTTGTCTACAGTTGCGCAGCAAACTATGACAGCGCGACCTTCTGCAACAGGCAACACACAATTAGGTATTATTCAAGGCACACCCGTACCTACACCAATAAGCACTAACAACGAATTGTTAAACAATCCGTCTGATACAGGGCAAGTGCTAACAGGTGCATCTAGCTTAGATGCAAATCAAAGCGTATCATCAAACGATATACAAACTCTGCAAGATCAATTTGGCACAACTCCTTCACCGGGCTTGTGGTCTAGTAATCCAGTGTCGTCTATTTCTTCAACATTAGGCGGTGGTTAATTGGATCAAATAGTACCATTAACTAGTGCGCCAAATCAGCAGTTACAAGCATTGCTAAATGTTAACAACGCTACGTTGCGTTTGAATTTGACAATAGCTTTTAACGAAATGGCAAATTACTGGCAAATGGATATTGCCGATAGTGCTAACAATTCGCTTGTGAGCGGAATACCTTTTGTTACAGGCACGTGGCCAGCGGCTAATCTTTTGCAACAGTATCAGTATCTAAACATTGGAAGCTGTTACATTATCAATAACAGCACAACGCCTAACAATGATTATCCTGATGCAAACAGCTTAGGAACTGACTTCATTTTAATATGGTCAGATAATGTCTAATAGCACTGCACCCAATTTTGGTATTAAGTGGGAGTTGGTTGTTAATACCGCTTCAGATGCACAGGGCAATCAGCAACAAATTAACATTTTCCAAGCAGACTACAACACAGAAGCCTTGGAAATACAATTCGAGGTACGCCAGACACAAAGAGATTTCTGGTACGCAGACATAGCTATATTCAACTTAAACGATCCAACTACTAACACACTTCTTACACAAGGCATGGAAGTGAAATTAGACGCTGGATTTATGGCAGGGCCATACGGAACAATTTTTCAAGGTTTGCTTTTACAACCCTTGTGGGAAAGAATACAAGGCTACAACTACAAACTTACTGTGCACTGCATCATCGGTCTTGTAGAAACGACTAACAATTTTGTTAGTTTCAATGTTGCAAGTGGTATCACGCAAAGACAATTAGTAGCTAACATGGCTGCAAATTCACGCAGACCGTTACAGCTTGACAACATTGACGGCACAGATACAAGTGTGCAAAGCAGTCGCGGTGAAGTGGTGTTTGGTCAACCTGCGTTGTACTTGGAAGAAATTGCATCCGATAATGTTGACTTAAACAATTTTTGGATTAGTAATCAAGGTATTAACATTCGGGCATTGCTGCCAGTTACAGAAGGGCAGTTGGTTCCTACAATTACTTACTCGCCCACTACTGGATTAGTCGGCACACCACAGCAAACACAAGACGGCGTAGAGTTGCGCGTGCTACTTGACCCTCGTTGCACAGTCGCAACTCAAATTAAATTGACGCCAGATGTAAGTATCAATCAATTGCCGCGCATGCAAGGAACGTTCCCAACCATTTTAGACAAAGATGGTTTGTACGCTGTAGCAGGTGTTACAGATCACGGAGATAGTCGAGGAAAAACATGGTTTAGCGACATTACTGCTTTTACGTATGTTGGCAGTAAGCTAGCTTTGTTAAATCCATCATGAGCACACAACCATTTGTAGGAACAGCGACACCAGATCAACGCTTAAAGCATCAAACGGCAGTATTCAAAGCGATACAAAAGGCAATTAGCTTTGGATTACGAGTTTGTATGCCCGGTATTATTCAATCGTTCAATGTTGACGAACAAACTGTAACTGTTCAATGTGCAATTCGTGACCGCATTAAATTGAACGGTGTGTTGAGCGATGAAGAAATACCGTTGCTGTTGGACGTACCTATCATCTTACCAATGGCAGGTGGCTTTGCACTTACTATGTGTCCGCAGCAAGGTGACGAATGCATAGTAGTGTTTGGCGAC